GCAAATACTATGGTTGATAAATACGGAACAGCTGCCATCTTTGCAAGTGGCTTAGTTGTTGATGCGCTCAATGCATTTGATAATCTTTGGAATGCTTGTTCTACGGCTCAAGGTATGGGTGAAGATTTATCAGTTGAGTCTACACAAACTGCATTGAAAAAAGATTGGATTCGTAGGTTCAACAACTTTGCAAATAATTATCTAGATGGCAATTTAAAAGAAACTGAGTATTGCTTGAAGGATTCTTATTTGTTACATAAGTGGAATAAGATTAATGCTAACTTCAAGGATATTAGTTGGGAACACGACCTGACCGAGAAGAAGTATACTGATGTTGATACATTAGGAGCGGCAGCTTGTGCAGGCGGAGCTTGCGAGATAGACTTTTGATAAACAGATATTTTGGAGTAACATGCAACTATTGTGAAGCAGATGTAGAAGTCATAGTAGAAAATCCTGATGATGTAGATGAACCGGTTTTTTGTCCGTTCTGTGGAGAAGATGTAAACTACTATGAATTAGACTCTGACGAATAATAAGATATATAGATCCATGTGGGTTTATAATGATAAAGAATTTAACGAAACCCCTGATGAATTTCAGGGGTTTGTTTATATGGTGACCGAGAAAGATACCGGTAAAAAATACATCGGTAAGAAATTCTTCTGGAAACCAAAAATCCTACCTATTACTAAAACACGCAAACGTAGAGTCCGCACAAGAGCCGAATCAGATTGGCGTGAGTATTATGGTTCAAGTAAAGAAGTACAAAGTTTAGTTGAATCAAAAGGTAAAGATAATTACAAAAGAGAAATCTTAAGACTTTGTAGAACAAAAGGCGAATGCTCTTACTACGAAGCAAAACTCCAATTCCAATACGATGTACTATTATCTGATGAATTTTATAATGAATTTATTGGGTGTAAGATACATGCAAAACATATTCGAGATAAATAGGGTTAATGAGGATAATATGGTAAGACCAGTTTATGAAGTGATACGTCGAACTAAGAATCGACGTAATAAAGAAGACAAAGTAAAAGAGCTGCAAGAAAATGAGTCTTGGGCTTTGAAAGATATTTTACGCGGTGCATACGATAGCACTGTAGAATTTAACTTTCCTGAAGGCGATCCGCCTTATACTCCTAATCAAGAACACAATGCTCCAGCAAACCTGCTAAGAGAGCACAAGCGATTTATCAACTTCGTTGTTGGAGGTCCAGGCGATGATCTGCCTACCTACAAACGAGAACGTATTCTATTTGAAATATTAGAGGGAATACATCCAGATGATGCAAAGCTTGTAGTAGCAATGATTAACAAAAAGAAATTAGACGGCATTTCGAGGCCGGTAATCGAGGAAGCATTTCCTGGATTATTGCAGGATTAGATTATGATTATGTGACTTATTTTACTTTTAAGGAGACACTTATACATGTCAGAAATACAGCTAGAACGTCTTAGACAAGATTCGCTTGAACTCCAAGAATATGCCCAAAAACTTGAAAAGAAAGGCAAGATCTCACTAATGCAAAAAATTCTGGCTAAGCGAAAATATCTGGATAATCGTATAAAAGAAGCTTCATAGTAAAAAAAGGAGTGTACTTCCCCCCTAAGTCGTGGTATAATAAAGTATCATTACTTTAGAGGGGGATAGTATACATGAATATTTTCATCCTAGACACAGATCCAATCGTAGCTGCTCAATTACAATGTGACAAGCATGTTGTAAAAATGATCGTCGAGTCGGCTCAAATGTTATCAACAGCTCATCGTATGCTTGACGGTGAGGAAACAAAACGTCCTTCAAAATCCGGCAAACGCATGGTAAAATATTGGGTACATCCAAATCATAATATGGAAAATACCTTATATAAAGCCGTGCATATGGGTCATCCATGTACTGTGTGGACCATGCAATCTGTTGCTAATTACATATGGCATTATCATCACTGGAAAGCTTTATGTATCGAGTATCGATTTCGTTACGGCAAAACCCACAGCACAGAAACTTTGCTGACAGACGTATTACGAGATGCTCCACGTAATATCAATTACAGTGAGAAACAAACACCATTTGCTCTTGCGATGACACATGAACCACAATGTATTCATGAAGGTGAGCCAGTAAAATCTTATCAAGAATATTATCAAACAAAGCAAGATAGATTTAAAATGGTTTGGACGCGTCGACAAATACCTGAGTGGTTTAAGGTAGCAGCTTAATATATATTACTATAAACGAGAGATAGTCATGCCAATATATACCGTTAAAAAAGATAATCCTAAATCCACAAAGACATGGGAAGTCAATTGTAAATGGGAAGAGTTACAAGATATATTACTTGAATATAAATTAAAACTAGTTCCATCTGCTCCTAGAATAGTTGAATCTACTGGTGGAACTTTAAGTAAAACCGACGATGGCTGGAAAGAAAATTTAAAAAGAATTAAAAAAGGTGCTGGTGAGGGGAATACAATTAAACTATGAAACGGAATAAGCAGCCGAACAATTCTATGACGGTTCGTCTAGATGATTTGTTAGAGTATGAACCATTAACCGAAACTCAAAGAAAAGCATTTGATGCGTGGGATGAAGATTGTAATTTAGTATTGGCTGGCTCTGCGGGAACTGGTAAGACATTTGTTGGAATGTATCTGGGTATAGAGACAGTTTTAGATTCTAATACTTTACAAGATAGATTAATTATTATAAGATCTATGGTACCTACAAGGGATATGGGTTACTTGCCAGGTACTAAAGAAGAAAAAGAAGAAGCATACATTGCTCCGTACAAAGCAATTGCATGCGATCTGTTTGGAGATAAAGGCACATGGAGTAAAGCTATCTCTTCAAATAAAATACAATTTGAGTCTACATCATTTATTAGAGGTGTAACTGTAGATAATGCTGTGATATTAGTAGATGAAATGCAGAACCTTAATTTCCACGAATTAGATTCTGTGATTACAAGAGTTGGTAGAGACTCACGTATTATATTTTCTGGAGATCATCTACAAACAGATTTTAAATATGAAGACGATAAACAAGGAATATATAAATTTCTGTCTATTGTTGAACAATTAAAAAACTTTGATATTATAAATTTTGGATGGGAAGATATTGTCCGATCTGATTTTGTAAGAGACTATATTATGACAAAAGAAATGCTTAACCTATAGGAGGAATATATGGCATTTAAACTATCAAGCCGATCAAAAGGTAAACTCGAAGGAGTACATCCAGATATGGTCGCCGTAGTAGAACGTGCAATTGAATTAACTAAAGTAGATTTCGGCGTTACATACGGTGTTCGTACTGTTGAAGAGCAAGAAAAGCTAGTAGCAGCTGGTCGATCTCAAACTATGAAATCAAAACATCTTATTCAAGATTCTGGTTATTCACATGCTGTTGATGTTGTAGCATATGACGGTTCAGATGTTGTATGGGAAATCAATGTGTATGATGATATTGCTGATGCATTTAAAGCAGCTGCCGAAGAATTAGGTGTTGCTGTTAAATGGGGCGCAGCTTGGTCTGAAGGCGATATTCGTACATACGAAGGTACGGCTGAAGATGCTATGATGGCTTATGTAGATTTACGTCGTTCACAAGGACGTCGACCATTTATTGATGGACCTCATTTCGAACTAATGTAAATTAACTGTGTACAAACACGTTAATTCGTGTTAGAATGTTATTATGAATTATATACATGAAAAAATTGACTTAGGCTATGAAACTCTACAAAGAGAAGATGGCGAGAAACGCAGGTATGTCACTCCAGAAGGTGTGGCATATCCTAGCGTTACAACTGTAACTTCTATTCTTAACGAAGATAAGATCGCTAAATGGCGAGCTAAGGTCGGTGAAGAAGAAGCCAATAAGATAGGACACAAAGCTGCAACTCGTGGCACTGCGGTTCATACTCTTGTAGAAAAATATCTTAAAAACGATCCAGATTATGCAGAAGATGTATTACCTCACGTAATGCAAAGTCTGACTAATATGAAACCTATTCTTGAAAAACGTATGAATATTGTATACGATCAAGAAGTTCCATTATATAGCGATTATCTTAAATTAGCAGGCACTTGCGATTGTGCTTGTAAGTTTGATAATGTAAACAGTATTGTCGATTTTAAAACCTCTCGATTCCCTAAAAAGAAATCTATGCTTGATCATTATTTTATTCAAGCTTGTGCATATTCCATTATGTGGGAAGAACGTACTGGTATGGCTATGCCTAATCTTGTAATTATTATGGACGTTGATAATGGTAGAGCTCTTACATATAAAGAGCATCGTGACAATTGGACAGAAAGATTACACGAAACTATTGAGCTGTATCATAAAAGAAACAGGCAAAGAGTAATATAATTTTTCTTATGTACATTCCATTAAAAATGTGGTAGTATACAATATGAAAGGAAATTATATGAAAGAATTAAATAATCTAAATAAAGTAATCTTAACTGACTGTGATGGCGTTCTCATGAATTGGGAATATGCTATGAATGTCTGGATGCAATCTCAAGGATATGAGATCGTTAAAGACGGTCAAGAACATTATGATATGGGAGACCGTTACGGCTTAACTCATTTTGAGAAGAAAAAACTTGTAAGGCAGTTTAACGAATCTGCTGCTATTGGGTTTTTACCACCTCTTCGAGATGCAATGTATTACGTAGATCTTTTACATCGTAAGCATGGATATACTTTTCATATGATTACATCTCTATCATTAGATGAGTCAGCTCAAAAGCTTCGTATTCAAAATACTCAAAAACTATTTGGCGATACTGCATTTACAAAGTTTATCTTTGCAGATACTGGTGCTGACAAAGACGATGTTCTAGAACCATATCGTGATACTGGTCTTCTTTGGTTAGAAGATAAATTTCAAAATGCTGAGCTAGGTAATGATCTAGGTCTAGAATCAGTTCTTGTAGAACATGCACATAATATGCATAATACTACATTCCCAACCTTTGCAAGATGGAAGGACATCTATGAATATATCACTGGCGAGATTGCTTAGCTTACGTACAGAATACGAAGAAATTATTAGACGTTATCGTATTCCAGATGAATATAAGAAGAGCGATATACATAGTCTTATATGGTTCAAGCGTAACGGTAAAGGATCTAATAGACTTCGATCTCGTTATGAACGTGCTATA